TCTAACGCTTTTGTTTCGCCACAATCAGTGCATGTTTTTACTGCTTCAATCACGGTAACCCCCGCCTGCGGCCTTATATCGTTTAGCTACTAGTTGGCTTTTTCTGGCTGACCACTGACCTGCACCTGTACCGTGTGTTGCTTCTGACTTTACAGCAGATACAATACGTTTTCTAAGTTCAGGTTTTGTATAATTACCAGCCTCATTAACTTTAGACTTAGCCTCACCGCCTTCAGCGTACTTCTTGCCTTTAGGAGCTTTAGGGGTGCTTGGTAGTTTAACCTTGCCCCCTTTTTTAAACTCAGTAAAGTCCGTATCATCACGGCGTGGTTTCTTCTTGCCTGACGGCATTTTTGAAGGATTGATATCACCCATACCACGAGATGCTTTCATTACATCATTTTCCCGCGAGTCTTACCTTTAACAGCACACCCATCTGCACGAGACGAAGCTGAACCACCACCTGCCATTTTTTTCATAGTTTTGCCGCCACCGCACATACCGCCTTTAGCGAATGGACGTGGTTTAATTGGTTTACCATCTGGGCCTGTTGGAGGACCATCATCTTCCGCTTCAGGTGGAAGTGGAGGTGGAGATTTTTTCTTTTTTCTTTCTAACATTTCATCCATGATTAACAGACCTTTCCTTTAGTTTTACCGCGGACTTCAATGCCGCCGCCTTTAGCCATCTTCTTAACCTTACCACCTTTTTTAAGGGTTTCTAAGTCAGTCTTCTTACCACCATGCATTTGTTTATCATGCATACCCACAGCTTTTTTGACCATCTTTTTGTCTTGAGCCATGTCCATTTTATCTTTAGCCATACCGCCTCCTTTAAATTTTTTACCTTTATCAGCGGCAGAGAATTCTTGACCTACTGACTGTTTGATACCGACCTTCTTTGCAAACGATGGGTTGTGTGCAATTGCTTCCATAAAGTTATGTTGCTTCTTAGATGAACTAGGCATTCTTCTTACCTACTTTTTTAAGCCAGTTCTGCACTGTCTTTGTTTCGTATATTCTAATTACTGTCCACAAGATTGACAAGGCTGCTGCTATTGATGGTAGTATCTGCAGTAAGGAACCAAAGGCGACACCAACCGAAGTCCAGTCAATTATGCTTTTAGTATGCTCATTGACCGCATCTAGTTTTTCTAAGAGTTCTTTAATCATTTAACACTTCCATCTTTTTAGTGAAGCTGCTTTGCGGGTAGGACGACCTTTTTCATCCTTCATTGGGCCTGGCATACCTGACATACGGGCACAAAACGACTTCTTACGTGGTCCGCCTTCTGGTTGTGGGGCCTTTAAATTAGAGCCTGTTGCTGCATTGTATTTTGCCCTACCTTTGGCTGTAAGTCCAGCACCTTCTTTAGTAGGGAGCTTTTCACCACGACCCACTGCAAGAGTAGGTCCGCCTTTTTTCATTGCCTTAGCTGGTTTAGTTTCTTTAGCCATTATGTTTATCCGCAAATACGTTAATAAAAACTGTGTTGTCTTCTAGTGCTTCTATTTCGTGCCATTCTGTTTCTTTTAGGTTCACTGGCTGTGTGGTTTTGTCCATCACAAGCTCTTTGTTTTCTTTGCGAATTATAACAGAACCCGCTGTACAAAACGATGCATGAGCATAGATATGGTCGTGCTTAGGTAGTCCCTCCCCCTTGTTAACGTGAAATACGTTAATCCTCGCACCATCATAGGTAAACGAGTGGGCTGGTTGGACTGCTTTTACTGTCATAGCTCTTGTGTGCCTGTTGTCTTAGGTTGTACTGGCGCTACGTACAGTTGTGGAGTTTGCACAAAATCAGCTAAGAACTCGTCAATCAATTCTTGCCTTCTAGCATACGCAGCTGTGCGGCCCTTTACGTTTTCGTACTGACCAAATTTAGGGACAAACACCATGTAGGTAGCATCTTCTTCTGAGTTTTCTGATGGTGAAATCCACATCACACCTTGCGCTGTTGGCACAGTAAGAATAACGCTAAAGCTACGCTCATGTTTTGCCATTAGCTCGGCTTCTATTTCTTTAATACGGACGTTAGCTTCTTTTTCTGAGTCAAATAACTCAGGCTTGCCGTTTATATAGTTTTGAACTTGATATTGTTTTGCCATAATTTTTCCTTAATATACATTCCCTGCAAGGTTAGCTGGGTTAATTACATACACAGGGGTTCCAATATTAGTATAAACTGCAAACCCTCCTAGCCCACCATTTTGTTGGGTTACGTTTTGTGTTTTGCTATTACCTCCTGTCGCACCCCATCCACCGCCACCACCGCCTGATGCTCTTCCAATCCCGTTAGCTTGCGTTCCACCAATTACATTAAACCCGCCACCGTTATTAGTAAACGTAGTTGCTGAACCGCTATTTTTAGCTGCTGCACCTGAACCGCCGCCCGAACCACCAATACCTGCAAATGCCTCGGCAGTATTTTTCAATCCTAGCGAAACTGTAGCTCCTGGCACTATTAATCCGCCACCACCACCTGATGCCCACTCATCTCCGCAAAAACCTATGCGGCTTCCGTTACTTCCTGAAGTGCCTGCTACTGTAGCGCCATAAGCTACGAGTTGCCCACCACCTCCACTATTGCCACCACCTGCACCGCCACCACCATATAATGAGTAGTTTGTACCTGGGCCCCAAGTTGCAACACCACCACCGCCACCACCGCCAGCTACATAGCCATATGTACAGTCAATTGTTAATGTAGAACATATAAAATTCTGTAGTCTTATTGCATCTCCACCATCTCCAGGAGTGCCTCCATCACTTCCGCCTACGCCTCCTTTACCAAGAATAGCGCCATTTACAATAATTTTAAGGTTACCAACTGAGGTCCCTCCAATGTATAAAGCGGGGTTGCTAGTACTATTATTTCTTAACGTAACCCCTGTTGGGACAATAATAATTGCGTTTGTAAATCCTGCTGGAAGTGATACAGTTGTTTGAGTTGCGGATGAACTTAGTGTTACTACATAAGTTGTACCAGTGGTTCTTAAGGCTCCGTATTGTGTACCAGCAGTGATTGTCGTAATTGCGTTACCGTTTGTGATAATGCTGTTTCCGCCTGGTTGACCTGCTTGTGCTATAGTAATTCCAAGTAGACTACTGGCTCCTGTCGCACCCCATCCACCGCCGCCACCGCTTTGTATTTCTAACGCACCAGCATATGCTGTTGGTGCAGGAGCGTTCCCATTAGCAGTTCCACCTGCGTTAGTATATGCACGTGAAGTTGTTTTGCTTCTTGCAGACCCCGCCCCACCCGAACCACCACCACGCCCTACGGAGTTTTGTCCTGTTTGTGTTACACCACCAACACCAGGTAGAACAAAGCCCCCACCACCACCTGAAATAAATGATGTAGTGATACAGTTACATGGGCCATATTGCGCTGAGTGGCCTTGACCGTCATTTCCAACGTTTGGTGGTACTGCACGAGTTGAAGCTACCCCTATGGTATCAATTCCTTTCCCACCACCAGCTCCGCCGCCGCCACCCATAACATCGTAGTTAAAGAAAGGGTCAAAAGCCGCGTAAGCTCCACCACCGCCACCACCAGCAATGTAGCCGTTATTTTCTAGTGTCAGTGGGTATGTTATTTCTAATGCAGCTTGGCCTATGGTTGATGGCGCTACAGTCCATTCATATGTGTATCCGCAACAACAACTTCCAGCTGGAAATCCACTAGTTGCTCCACCACCATCTCCACCAGCACCTAAGATGTATCCATTGTTAACTAGCTTAATAGTGTCGCCTGTAGTCCCACCGAGGATATTCATGGTTGCACTAAATGGGTTTGTGTTACCGCTGTTATATACATCATATGTATATCCGTACACATACACGCCAGCGTTTACTGTTATTACTAAATCTGACTTACCTGCTATATAACCTGGGATAGCTGAGACGTTAATAGTTGGGTACTGCATGTTTGTAGCAATAATAAACTCTAAAGCTACTCTGTCTACCACGTTTACAGACTCACCCGAACCACCCACTCCGTTATCGGCAACAACATTAGTCACCTTACCTGATGAGGTATTAGCGTAGTTTGCTACTTCTGAGTTTCCGACTGAGTATGGCATAGTTAGGCGATACCTGCTTGGATTAGAGTCATTGTTGCTGTACCTGCGCCTGAGTTAACTAGCACTTTAATTGCCGCTACTGGGAACGCATAGTTACCGTCTTGGCTTGTTGTTGCTGCTGCGACTGTTGGATGACTAAACCATGTTGGGCTTGCCACTGTTTGAGGGTTATCAAACGTATGTTGTACTGTGTAGTTTACGGTGCCTGTTACAACAACGCCAAAGCCCACGTTAAATGGGCTAATATATGTATCTGTGGCAATTACGTTACTAGAACCCGTGCCTGTCTTTGTTGCGATTTGCTGACGCATAATTAATCTCCTTAGTTTTAAGAAGGGGCCGCAGCCCCGTTCAGATTAATTAAGCTGTAAACGCTGTTGGTTGGAATGTACCGTCAGAGTTGCGTACAGTGTAGGTACATGTAACTGTTGCCGCACCACCAGAAGCTGTACCAGCACAAGCATAAGTAGCTTGAATTAACACATCAGTAGTACCTACGTTTACATAAGTACCAATACTTGCACCAGTAATAGTGAATGTTGCACGACCAACAGATAAAGGTGTAGTTGTTGCTCCACCAACAGTACCTAATGTAGTACCAGTAGAAGTTGCAAGAGTAATTGTATTACCTGTAGTACCTGCGTAAGCAGTAGTAATATCAACAGTAAAATCTAAAATTTGTGAGCCTGCTGGAAGTACAAATAAAGTAGTAGCTGAAGTATTAGAAACAGTTGTTACGCCAGTTTGAGTTACGGTTGTAGCGCCTGTATTTCTGATTGTACCAGCAGTAGTACCTGTGGTATTCTTAACTGTGCCCAATAACCATGGGCCTAAATGAGTAGCGATAGCCATTATAAATTCCTTTATGCAAAAGTTTTCTTACCATCTTTGCATCGTCTGCTGGGGCAGTTGGTAAGAATTTAAATCCCAGATAACCAAATAATACACATACTGTAGAAATATGCAAGTATAAATAAAAAAGGGGCCTAAGCCCCTAATACTACTTGTTCATTACGTACATAGTAACTTCAAAGCCAAAACGCATTTCTGTAGCTGCTGGTTTAGTCCACATAGTAATTCTCCTAGTTTAAAAAGTGTACTGGATATACACCATGAGTATAGTTATACGCCTAAAAATAAACTATTCTATACAGAAAACCATTAAAAAAGGGGCCGAAGCCCCTTTTCACTACCAAGCCAAATTAAGCGCCTGGAGAACCATACATACCTAGTGGGTCTGAGTAACCAAAGCTGTAACGTTCACGAGCTTTGTAACGCACGTTACCTGTGTCGAAGTCACCATCCATAGAATTTTGCAATGGTGTACGAACAAAGTGTTTCATACCGTTAGGAACATCAGTAGTCAAGAACCAAGCGTTGTTGTCTGTCAAGAAGTGGTTAATTGTGTAACCTTCTGGAATAGAACCGTTGTTTTCAAGAGCGTTGATGTCGTTATCAGTTGTACCTACGCGAAGTTTAGTTTCCAACAAACGTGTCGCAACGAATTGCAATGCTGGTGGAACGATAAGTTTCTTAGGTTTAGCTGCAATCAATAGGTCACGTTCATCAGTCCAAGCAGCGATTTGAATCACTGAGTTTTCTAATGAAGTTTCGTTCAAGTCAGCTGCAACTGCAGGACGGTTGCTGTTTGTACCACCTGCAACCAATGGGTGATTTGTGGCGAACAATGAAACACCATCACCACCAACATAAGTGCTGTTGAAACCGTTGTTTAATACTGCAGCAGCTTTAACTTGTTTTGTGTACGCCATAGCACGAGCCAATGCTTTAGTATAACGAGCAGACAATGAGTCATACAAGTTATCTTCAATAGCTTCTTCAGTTAAGCTGAAGCCATAAGCAATAGTTTCGTGGTTGTAGCGAGCAGTC